CCACGAAACACCACCACTAAAACCCGCCTACCTAATACGAAACAAAAAAACCAACCACGAAACACCACCACTAAAACCCGCCTACCTAATACGAAACCAAAAGCCACCACGCCGCCACGCACCAACAAACACAAGCCAAAAAGAACACCGCCCAGACTTTCCAATTATTCATAACAAAAATACCTCCATAAAAACAAGCAATAGAAATAACACTGTTAATTATAGCTAATATCGCGTATACTGTAACTACCACGTAAGGGAAAGGGGAAAATGATGAAAGAATATACAGTTGCTTATATTAAAGATACTGAAGAGTATGCCTATGATACTTATATAGCTGGTACTGCCATTGGTGAGATTGCCGAAGAACTCACCTACAATATGAATCGTTACGGCGTTGACTATAATGAGATTGTAATTTTTGATGTTAACGACGAAAAAGAAGCGAATGTTTATTTTTATAAAGTTGTAAACATTGATGGCAAGTACCAATTAGAAGCATAGGGGTAATTATGCAATTATTAGACAAAGCACTTATAACCCTCGCTCTAATTTTATTCCTCTCCCTACCATTTACGAGCTGGTTTATATGGTAGATCTTGATGAAGTAAACAACTCATTGCGGTTAACATTTCCATCACTCGAATTTATTAAAATCATTGCCGACGTTGATTATTCTTATTATGAAATTCGGTTTATACTGCACATGAGAAAACGAGACAATCTGAACAGAAAAGTAGAAAGCAAACAACGAATTATTGCTTACGACGCCTACACATTGTATAAAGAAGCTTGTAAAGCGGCTAGACGCTTTATGAATAAAGACATAGGGCAAGGGGGTGAATAAGGTATGATTCGCAAAAAGTTTGTAGAAGTTAAGGCCACTATCACCGACGGTGAAAAAGATTTAGGAGTATATACGTATACGGGTAAGCCTGTATCCGACATGCGACTTCTAAAGATGGTACGCGCTGAAACGGGTAATGACTTCGCAACGCTTAAGGGCATTATTAAGACTGAAAAGGTCTTTGAAATGTCCGAGGACAAATTTATTGAACATGCTACCGTAAAGGAGAACTAACAATGGCTGAATCTCTCGCACTTATTCGCGAAACTAACGAAACTCTTTCTTTTGATGAGGCAATTAAGACGGGCGTAAACGCTTACGGCATTGTGACATCTTTCGACGTTGAAACCGACGAGGACAAGCGCCGATTGTTTAAGGCTCAAAATACCGCCGCGCCTCTGTCAGATATGGACGGTACTTATATCGATATTGTCGATATTGCGTTCACCACCTCTTCTTTTATCAGCGGTGACGATGAGGGCGAAAAAACGGACAATCCCGCCGTTATTCTTATCGACCAGGAAGGTGAATGTTATTTTTCCGCTTCCTTGGGCGTTTATGAGTCGGTAAAGGCACTTATCAATTCATACGGTATGCCTAAAACCTGGGATCACCCTATTAAGGTTGTCACCAAAACCCGTTCCACGCGTAACGGTCGAACTTATCGTTATTTGGATATGTAATAGGTTTTAGAAATTTTAGTTATTTGCAGCCCCTACCCCGCAACTGGGGAGGGGCTTAATTATCACTTAAGGCGGTGCGGTATGGCTATTACCAAAAAAGAACTATCACGACTACAGAAAAACGCGCGTAATAAGCTTTACCGCTTACGTAAAAAAGGAATCACTAACGCTCAAATAAATCAAATGGCTGTACCTGTTAAATCGTGGGACGAGGTGCAGACCATGAGCAAGCGTGAACAGAACGCCTACGCTCGACAATTACGAGAATTTAATTCTCGTGAAAACAGAATTGAGACACAGGGCAAATCATTAAATTACGTACTACAACGAAATAGTAATATAGCCTTGCCCTATGAAAAAGTTTTTGAATACCGTCTTGCAGAAGCAGAGCGAAACATAATTAGAGCAGAGCGCCGTGCAAGGCTTGAAACCATACGCGAAAATGTAGAATTGAATAAGCCCGATGATGTGGTAGTAGCTATAGAATCGATCACGAAGAATTTACCAGAAAAAATATCTCGTGAAGATTTTGGACGCGGCGGGGCTGAAAATTTAGTAGCGCAAGTAGAGCCGCGCAATACCCCGTTTAAGTCGTTAGATCAGCTAGAACATGCTATTAAAGCTTATAACCGATCCGTTAAAAATGCACCTAAAACCGATGAAGCCCTTACGAAACAGAATAGAGGATATATAGAGTCGGTTACTAACCGTTTAAGCGATGAGGGTTATTTAACCGAGGAATTAGCTGCTATATTAGACAACTTAAACGACGATCAAATTTATTACCTTTACCACTATACCGATTTTGACGCATTGACGGCGGTTTATCGCTATCAACGGGACTACGACAAAGGGCATTCAGGAGTTGCCGAGGAGAGCAAAGGCGATAATTATGACGTTGTATGGTCTATGTTGAATATCGTCAAGAATATATAGTGTCATGGATTATGCAGAATATGCAGCCGATTTTGAAACCAACACAACAGAAGAGGGAGTTGCTAAAAACCCCGTTTGGGCGTGGGGTGTTTGCCTGGTAGGGGATACCAATAGTTTTATATATGGCGTATCAATCGAAAGTTTTATAGACACGATCTTAAATTTTAACAACGCGCGTATCTGGTTTCATAATTTGGCTTTTGACGGAAAATTTATAATCGACTATCTGTTAAGGCACGATTTTAAGCATGTTGAACAGACAAATGACAATATGCAATTAAGTACGCTCATTGATGATATGGGAAGATTCTATTCAATAAAATTTCGTGCCATGGATAAGGAAATAGTTTTTGCAGACAGCCTTAAAAAGGTAACAATGAGCCTGGCAGAAGCAGCTAACACCTACCATCTAGCCATGACCAAAGGTGAGATAAATTACAGTCTTTACCGACCAGCAGGGCATGAATTAACAGAACAAGAATTGGACTACTTGCGCCGCGATGTATGTATATTGGCTCAGGTTTTAGAACAGCGTTTGAAAATGGGTACGAAGCTTACCACGTCGGCAGATTGTTTAGCGGTATATAAGGATCTAATAGAGCTCAAAAAGTTCAATAAGTTGTTTCCAATGCTACCCAAGAGAGCGGATCACGATATACGAAAGTCTTATAGAGGTGGATACGTGTATGTTAATCCAATACACCAAAACAAGACTTATATAAAAGACGGCGTCTCGCTAGACGTTAACAGCATGTATCCGTATCAAATGCGTTATAAGTCATATCCTTATGGCTTGCCTGAATTTATTATGGACGAACGAGAGTTAGACGGGCTTTATGTTGCGTGTATCGAATACACGGCACAGTTAAAGCCTGGGCGTTTGCCATGCATACAGATTAAAGACAATCCGAAATTTAATCCCCGCGAATATCAGCGCAACATTACGGAGCCCTTGATAGGCTGGTTTACTAGTGTCGACTTGCAACTTATGCAAGACATGTATGATCTAAACATAATCGACTTTTTGGGGGCGTATAAGTTTAATAGTCAGTACGGGCTCTTTGATGATTATATAGACATTAACAATTACAATAAGACACACGCCGCTAATCCAGGGGAGAGGTTTCAAGCGAAATTGTACAACAATTCGCTTTATGGAAAGTTTGGGCAAAAAATACAGGGAAGCAAGAAAATACCAGTTTTAGAAGATGATACGGTTCATTACAAACTGGTAGACGGCGACGACCGCGACCCCGTTTATATTCCTATCGCCTCATTCGTCACCGCTTACGCGCGAGATTATCTCATTAGAACGGCGGTAAAGTTTGGCGATAATTATATTTACAGCGACACCGACAGTATTAAGGCGTTCGGCGATGTACCCGACTGGCTAGAGACAGACCCGAAAAAATTAGGATATTTCGATTGTGAATATCGATTTAAGAAGTGCCGTTTCATACGTCCGAAAACATACGCCGTGCAGCTTGATAATGGCGAATATAGCTATACGTGTGCTGGTATGCCACAAGGGCTTAAGGATGTAATGAGTTTTGATGATTTCAAGGTTGGGTTTACGAATGACCCTAAACTCATTCATGATATGAATAGCTTCAATAAAAAATACTCATCGAAAGAATGTTATAAATTGGTGCCTAAGCTGGTAAAAGGTGGCGTTATACTTGAGGAAAGACCGTTTACTATAAGGGGGTAATTAATGCAAGTTGAAATGTATGTGGCGTTGGTTGTGATGCTTTTTATAATTCTTGATTTTGTAACGGGAATTATAAAGGCAGCAATTAAAAGTGAGTTATCAAGTACCAAGATGCGTGAGGGGCTTATGCATAAGCTAAGTTTTATCCTTGCGCTTTTATTGGGATGGTTGTGCGAATGGTCAATGCCGATTCTGGGGCTGCCTGATGTGTTCGGCGCAGTATATATGGGCGTTGGTGTCTATATATCTTGCACCGAAATTGTAAGCATTTTGGAAAATTTAGGAGATATCAATCCCGAGTTGAAAACAGGTAAATTTTTGTCACTTTTTGGAGAAAACACTACCGACAATAAGGAGGAATAAAATGAGCGTAAATATCATTGAAACTAATCTGTCTTTTAAGGCAATGAGTAACCGTTCCCGCACCGTTCGAATTATTCTGCACCATGCAGCAGCTAAGAGTTGCACCGCTGAACAGATCCATCAATGGCACCTGAATAATGGCTGGTCTGGGGCGGGTTATCATTTTCTAGTGCGTAAAGATGGCAATATATACCGCTTGCGCCCTGAAAATAAGGTGGGCGCTCATGCCTCAGGTTCTAATTCTGATTCGCTGGGCGTATGTTTCGAGGGCGATTTTATGGTGGAGACCATGGGCGATGTGCAGCGAAACACAGGCGCGGAGCTCGTTTCTTACCTTAAGAATAAGTACGGAATTAGTAAGGTGCAGCGACACAAAGACGTATGCGCTACTGACTGCCCTGGAACTAATTTCCCGTTTAATGAAATTGCTAATAACGGTTCATCAACTTCTGCTACCACGTCTGGTGGATCCGATAAACTGACCGTTGACGGTTGGATTGGTCTTAATACCAACAAGAAAGCACAGCGTTATTTTGGCACACCTGTAGACGGCATTATGAGCAACCAAGATCCACGCCAAAAGCGATATTTCCCGCGCATTGATTCCCGCGCAATCAACTATAACGGCGGTAATGGTTCTAATCTCGTAGGCGCAATGCAGCGATTATTCGGTGTAAAAGATGACGGGTTCATGGGCGTGAACACGGTAAAGGCAATGCAACGCTTTTTGGGCGTGTCCGTTGATGGTATTCTTGGGCAAAATACAGCGAGCGCATGGCAGCGTTGGTTGAACGATAACGCATAAAATGCTACTATTACCTATACAGATAGCGCCGCCGATTACTAGCATTGTTGTAAAGCATCATCAATAGACTAAGCCTTGCGGCTTTTGATGGTGCAGCCCCTTGTCCCTGGCTCGCAGCTATAACGGTTAGGTCTATCTGTAAAAATATGGGGCTATTGGTATATAATTATTACCAATAGCCCTTTTATTTTAGGAGGTAGAAAGTGGACATTTTCGAGTTGCTAGCGGGAATAACAGAAGAGATTGAAGATTATCCCGCGTATCTGTCCAATATCAACGATGCGTTTACGTCTTATAATGACGGCCAGGTAGCATTAATTGAGCAGCGCAATCAAGAGATTGAAGACTTGCGCCGCGAAAACACCGATCTAAAGGCCAAGAACTATGAACTAATCATGGCTGAAACTGGTAAACCTGAAGACGAGGAAGAACCAGAAGAAGACGAAGAATTAAACATTGAAGATCGTGTTAAAGAGAATCTATTAAAGGAGGACTAATGCCAGCTACACTAACACTAAGCAATGCCGAAGTGCTTAATCTGGTGCGAAGTGAAGCATCGGCGGGGTATCAGGAACGAATACCCGCGGCTACGCGCGGCAACATTGCACGAATTTTTGAGACAATGGACGCGTATAATCCAATCATGAATGAATTTTGTGACTTGCTGGTTAACCGTATTGGCTTAACCGTGTTTCAGACGAACTCATTCCGTAATTCGCTAGCGCCCTTGAAACGCGGTGAGCAGCAATTCGGCGGCATGATTCAGGAGATCCAGGGCGGTCTTATTCAGGCGGAGCACTACGATCCGAACAATACCAACCCGTTTGGGGCTCCTAAGCCTGATATTGAAGCTAACTACTACAGCGTAAACCGCCAAGACGTGTATCCTATGCGTTACAATCGCGACCAGTTGCGTCAAGCGTTTGTAAATGACGGCGGTTTATCCTCAATGATTAACGACATTTTAGCGATGCCATTGAAATCTGATCAGTGGGACGAATACTTGATTATGCGTAATCTTATCAAGGGCGCACATGATGCCTGGACTATGCCAACGGTACAGGTACCAGACATTGCAACGGCAGACGATAAAGAAGCTGCTGGTAAAGAAATCGCGGTCGCTATGCGTGAGCATTATTTAATGATGCGCGACTTTATTAAGACGCAATACAATCCTAAGCACATGCCCGTATCTAGTGATGAGCTGGTTATTCTGGGCACGCCTGCATTCTTTGCTTACTTCGACGTCGAAGTATTGGCAGCGGCTTTCCACATGGACAAGGCTAATTTCATTGCAGACCGTACCATCGTAGTTGATGATTTCGACATTGCAGGTGCTCAGGCAGTTCTCATTGACGCAAGCGCTTATATTTGTGCTGATAATCTCATAGCAAACGACACAATTTATAACCCCCGTACTCGTGACTGGATCAGCTACCTTCACCACTGGGGAACCTATGCACTGTCTGATATGCGTAACATGCTTTTGTTCTCTTCTACCGAAGAGGATAATCTAGGAACTGTTACCGCTAAGACGGTAACGAGTGTTACCCTTGCACTTACTAATTCAGTAGCCGACAACGCAGTTCTTGAGCCTGGCGCAGAAATTGAGCTTACGCCAAAGGTAACCTATAGTGATACCTCAAGCGATGAAGCAGTATTTTACCTAATCACCGACATGAGCGCGACCGCTCCGACTGATACTAGTGCGCCAACGCCTAACGTTATTAGTCCTGATACGGGTACGTATGTTGATGCTCAGAATGTGCTTCACGTATCGCGCAATAGCACGTATGAAACTCTTAACATTACAGCTTATGCAGCAGCTAATAATACTAAGCTTGCCAATCTTGAGCTTCACAAGGTAGGCTATTCAGCAGGCTAAAATTAAAAAAAGGGGGTAAAATGAAAACCGCATTCACTCCCTCTTCATGGTCTGCACAGTCCCGTGTTACACTTTGCCGTGTGACATGGGACTCTTCTTATAAAGATGTTGTCTCTTTTGCAGATCAAGAAGCGAGGGATAGCTATTTTGCTTCACTTAATAGCGATTCATTGATACTGGAAAATTACTCATACCTAAAACCGAATGAACCAATCAATTTAGGACTACCGTATAGTGCAGCTTATACCTATAACTATTGTGTAGTGGAAAACCCTGAGCAGCCCGTACCTGGTGAGCTAACCCCTCCGAAACTGTATTACTTTATTACGTCAGTTGCTATGGTTAACCCGTCCACTACTGCTATAACGCTACAGCTAGACGTGTTTCAGACATACCTATTCAACTTTCGTATTAGTCAGGCGTTCGTAGTTAGAGGACATGCAGCAATTCAAGCAAGTTGTAATGTAGCTAACAATAACGCGCCCTATACATGGCGGCGCTATTGCTCCGTGCCTGAGTCGTTAGACATCGGCAACGAATACAATATCTCCGATGTACAGGTGTTGAATTTGTCGCAAAATCGTTCGGAGGGCGCAGAAGATGTGAATGGTTTATCACTTATTGTGCAGTCTACGGGCGACCTTGCCGCAGACTGGGGAACCATTACCAATCCATCGTTTAGAACGTCAGATGGACAGTTTACTGACGGTATTATTTCATCATGCAACGTGTACGAATTAAGACCAGACAACTATAAGCACTTATGCGAAAAATTACGCGAGGCTCCCTGGGTAGCACGAACTATTTTATCGGTTACCCTGTTTCCAAAAGCACTGTTAACTGATGGACCAGACGTGCAATTAAACGGCGTAAGCGCGCGGTTTTTAGGCACCACGCCCGATGAAGGGGAATTTTGGACTGATAGACAAACACTTGCTAACAGATTAGGACAATCTATAAGCAATCGTTATAGAAACCTAAAAAAGTTGTTATGCTATCCGTACTCAGTAATTGAGCTTACTAACTTCACGGGTAGCCCCTTATTACTTAAACCAGAACAAACCAACGAAAATGCGCTAGCATTGCGACAAGTTGCATGCGCCGCGCCTCCTTATATGCGCGTTGCCTTTTACGTACCTTATTATGGTAGCGAGGTTGGACTAGACGGTGAATTGCCGCCTGATGAAGATTATTACTATTTCGTGTTAGACGATAGCGACCCTAGACGTGAGAGCACCTATCGCGCCGAAAACTACATTGACAACGCGCTATGGTTTAACAATCTGCCAACGTTTAGCATCGTGAATGACAATTACATTCTGTACCAAGCAACAACGGTAAACACGCGAAACTGGCAATACAACAGCGCGGGGTGGTCGCTTAGCAAGTCGAACGCTCAGACGCAACTAACTTACAGCCAAGCGCAGCAACAATTAGCGAACAATCAAGCCAACATGGACGTTCAAAACGCGAGCAGAATTGCGAACGCTGCACTAGGAACCGTGGGCAATCTTGCAGGTGGTAATTATGGCGGCGCGGTTATGGGGTTAGTTGGCGCGGGGGTTGATTATTGGGCGGCGAATGAGCAGTTCAACAATAACCAAGCCTTACAATCTGGTTTTGCAACTCAAAACGCCGATCTTGCACAATGGGCAGCACAAGGGGACTACCAGAACACCATCGCGGGAATCAATGCAACGGTACAGGATATGGCACTATCACAACCAAGCGTAATAGGTCAACAGGGCGGTGACGGTTTCAATTTATGTAACGGAATTTTTGAAATTGCGATCCGTTTCAAAAACATAAATAGCAATATGCAGCATGTAGTCGGCGAATACTTTCTTCGCTACGGTTACGCGATACACGAGTTCATGGCGTTGCCCGATAACTTGAATTGTATGGAAAACTTCACCTATTGGCAGTGTAAGGAAGTTTATCTTAATTGCTCGCGAGCAGACGAGGGCGCAAAAGAAACACTACGCGGTATCTTTGAAAAAGGCGTTACCGTATGGAGAGACGCAACGAAAATTGGTAATATAGATATTGCAGACAATGATCCGTTAGGAGGTGTGTTATATGACTAAACAGTTAAAACCTGGTGAATATCCCCTTGATTACCCTATTCCATTGTCTGATATGGCTATTGGTCGGAACTGGATCCGCGAAAAGTATTCCAATAAATATGAATACTACGATAACCAGGCGTTTATGTTTTGGGAAGATTATCTTTCTAATATCGCCCTTGCAGCGTTTAAGTGGGAAAACCTACCAGCGGGTATTGATCCCCGCGCGCTTGAGTTCATATTCTTGAACTGGGGAATGGGCGGTCTGTTTCAGGAAAGTGGCGGTTTTCTTTTTGCGCAGTGTACCCCTGTAGACACCTATAACTTATATTACAACCCTAACGAGGTAACACTAGTTAGCCCTGTAGGGCGTACCTGGATCCGCCATAACCAGCCCTGGGGAATCGCTGGGGAGGGCGAAGAAATCACCTACCGCCCGCGCGATTGTGTAGTAGGTTTCGACAATATGCGCCGTACCCCTCTTAATTCGCATATTAAGTATTTTGCTCGTCGTCTCGCAACGTATGACGCTATAGCGGATCTGAATACAGGAGCCCAACGAACGCCCTATATTATCCGCACAAGCGAACAGGCGTTAAAGTCAAACCAGGAGCTATACAGCAAGCTTGAACGTAATGACCAGGTGTTATACTTAAACGATGCACCAGGAACGGGAACGCCCGAGGTTATGCAGACGCAAGCACCCTATATTGCAGAAGATATTTTTAACAACCAAAAGAAAATTCTTGATCTTGCCATGACTATTTTTGGCGCTGATAACTCAAACACTGAAAAGCGTGAGAGGGTGCAAACAAAAGAAGCAATGAGCAATAACGAACAGATTATGCTCTTGCGCCGATCTCGCTTGATGTGTCGCGAACGTTTTTGCGAAGAAGCAAATCGCACCTTTGAGCTGGACAAGCCTATTAGTGTGTCTTGGGCGGTTCCTCACATGGCAGAGCCCGACGATGCACGCTACCCAACACTAACGGGAAACGAAGGGTGGATATAATGCTAATAGCGGGAAGCTACGAAAATTACTATAATACGCCCGACCTTGACAGTGTTTTAAGGTTGTACGGCTACGATCTGGGAATGAAAGATTATCCGATATGGGACGAAGCCAAGCGCGAATGGCTGAATGAAAAAATTATCAACCATTTTCGTTATCGAAAAATCAGCGCTCAAACATCAACGCAGTTCGTATTTTTCTTAAACCGCGCGTTAGAGGAAAACATGGCAGCTATTAATCCCGTTTTTGTTGCACTTGAAAAAGCTGCAAAAGATGAAAGCTGGTTATCGTATATGACGGGCGATAAATCGACCACCGTAAACAATGCAGGCAACGAAAGCGAACAGATTTTTTCTAATACGCCTCAAAATAGACTATACGAGGACGGCGGCGAGAATTACGCTACCAACATAACGCAATCAACGGGAACCAATACCAACAACGCAACAACCGAATCAACGCATTATGGTGTTAATAATATGGTATCAACGGCGCTGAGTGAGTGGTTATCAGGCGTTAATAATGCGCTGCAAATTGTTTTTGGAATTTTGGAACCGTGTTTTATCCAAGTTTATTACTAAGGAGGTATTAAAAATGAGTATGCTTAACTATCCAAGTGACTTTGATATAGCCTATCAAGGCTACCAGTACCCGTTGCCGCCAAGCTGGAAGTATGCAATTAGGCTTGAAGATCAAATTCAATGGCTTTTGCAGGCGCTTCTAAAAATCAATGACAAAGCGATTTCGCATTCAATTTTTGAAGCTGGGCTCACTGATAATTTAGAGCAGGCTAAAAAATACGCCGATGCTTTATATAATGTGCTGAAAAATCAAATCACGGAAAATTACGAAGATTTAAGTGAGCAGATCAAGGCAATAACGGCGGGCATATCACAATGGCTAAGCCCTGTATGCGATGGTAACAACCAATACGCGCCCTATATCGACCAGCAGCTATTCAATGCAGCGCGCCCCTACGCTGCTAGTTATGAAGAAGTGGACGCGTGGGGTACTGAAAAAGAGTATACTTATGACCAAGTTAAAACGGCACTATCAAGTTATACACAGTATCAGCTATGCATGTATGCAGCGGTTATTTTTGTTGGTGTTGACTATGGGAACTATGAGCAGGTATTGGAACGTTGCAAACCGTACCCCGTTAAAGACTGGGAACAAATGCACCCAAAATATCCAAGCGTAATCAAAACATACGGCGAACTTGACCAATATGGAGCCCTTACATATATAAAGGGGGTGTAAACTATGGCAACTAAGTATTACAGCATTCCAACGCTTAACGCGACAGATACTATTGATTTAGTTAACGATATTAACGCAATGATGACTACTATTGATACAGCATTGCACGGTATTAGTTCGGGCGAAAAACCTGAATTGGAGCAGTTGCAAACGACAGTATCACAACTTCAATCTACAGTAACAGGACTGCAGAAAACAGTTACACAATTACAGGGTACAATTAGTAAGTACGAAAAGATCACCACATACGGCGATATTCACCAGTACGGCGCTATTACTACTAAGGAGGCTTAATAATGCCTACTACTAACTACAGCATTCCAAC